AAGGGGAAACCGGGGAACGCGGTCCGGAAGGGCCCCAAGGGCTGCAAGGGGAAACCGGGGAACGCGGTCCGGAAGGGCCCCAAGGGCTGCAAGGGGAAACCGGGGAACGCGGCCCGGAAGGACCTCAGGGACCACAAGGGGAAACCGGGGAACGCGGCCCGGAAGGACCCCAGGGGCCGCCAGGGGAAAAGGGAGATCCGGGAACCCTGGGATCCAACGTTGGCGATGTGGACATTGGTGGGGCCCTGACCGCTGAATCGGCTGCCATCAACGGGCCATTGATCGCCGGGAGGCCGGATGGAACCGTTAGCGCGGGGACTTGTAATCAGATTTACGGCATCACCCGGTTTTACCAGTCCGTTGATCTCCAATCGGGCGGCTGGCTGCGCGGGACATTCATGGTAGAATCCGGCATCCTGAATATTTCCCAGGGCGCCAGCTTCAACTGCGCGGGGGCGGCCATGTTTTCAAGCGCCGTCAACGCCAACGGAGGCGTCAACATCCCGCTGGCCGTGGGGGCGCCGACCAATGAATCCGGCGTCAACCGCCTGTACGCCGCCGGGCAGGCCGCCGTGACGGACGCTTTTTCCGTCAGGTGTTATCCGCTCCCGGCGAATTGCTCGTCTTCCAACGGGACGGTTTTCAAAACAGACAAGGAACCCAATTCCCTTTATTTCAATGTTCCTCCCAAGTCCGCCTTTACCGTGAAGTGCGGCCTTGTGACCAACGCGAGGCCCATGCACAATTATTCCAGCATCCGGGGGTGGGTGGCCCCGCTGCGCCTGCCGGCTGTCAGCACGAAATTCACGGCCAGGTTCGGACAGATGACAACGGTCGCGCGCATGGGAAGGGACAGGGACGCGTTTACGCTGGTGCCGGATCAGGCGGCGGGCGGCTACAGGATTGGGGAGATTATCGATATTACGTTTGATCATGTCCGGGACGCGGACGCGGGAGGGTATCATATTCGTGTCCGGGAGATTTATTATTCCAATGCCGAGCAGAAATGGAAGATGAAGACGACGCAGGCCCTCGCGCCGGAGACGTCTTCTAACACTGGTTATCCCGTCTGCGTGTACGCGGTGGTTTACGAGCAATACCAGGACGGGGGATACGATACCGAAGACAGGGGTGCGTTGTGGCTGCTGCATGGCGGGAATTCTTCCCGCGGCTGCGTCAAGATCGCCACGGTGAAGGGGGTTCATTGCTTTGAGAGTATTTATCCCTTTTCCGGATATTATCTTGATATGGAGAATACCAACAGCTGGGCGTTGGCCGGAGCGTTCCTTCCTGCGACGATGCACTTGCATTGCAATAACGTCAATCCGGCATATTACGGGTTTTCCTCCATGGAGAGCAATATCATTGTCTCCGAGGCGGTGGAGGATTTTGTTGATCCGGAAGCCGAAACGACTACCGAAGATTGAGCATGAATAATTCAGAGATACAGATACAGTTTCCCCGGCCCGGCGAGTGGGGAGAATTCACCCTGACGGCCATTTATCAGGACAAGGGCGGTTATAGACCTCCGGCCCGCTTTACGCAGGACGAAATTCCAGCGGATCAGGCCCTGGCCATGCAGGCGGTAGTGTCCGCTCTGGTTGAACTGGCGGAACCGTGGCAGGCGGTGCAGGTGTGGGCGCGGTTAGGTATTACTATGACGTATGATGTAGCGAATGATCGTAGCGAATACGTTTTTGCCGTGGAACTGACCGTTGAGGCCGTCAATCCGCAGGGCGGGCGCAGGGTGTTCACTTCCCGTGATTACCCGGAGTTCGTCATTACCGATCCCGCCGCCGTGGAGTTTTTCAAGCATTTCACTACTAAATAATATGAGCACGAATAAAGAAAAAGTGAGTTGGCTGACTGGTCTCCTGACCGGTTGGGGTATCAAAGAGAGTTGGGCAAAAGTCATCGCCGGAGCTGTGATTGGGGCCCTGGTTGCTGCGGGGATTCTGACGCAACCCGGCTGCGGTCATTCCGTGGACGTGACGCCGGAAAAGACGGTGGTCTGCAAAGACGGCTCCTGCCTCGTCATTGAGCAGGGGCATATCTCCTATTCCCAGGCCCAGCCGGAAACGGACGTTCCGCCCGTCGTGCAAGTCATCCCTTCCAAGAAATAAGGCCATGTGCAAACCCCTTAAAGAATATTTGGCCGTTGTGCGAGAATATAAGGATACGATTGTGATGTTTATCGGCATCGCGGCGTGCGTGTTCGTGTATTGCGATTTCCGCGCCCTTGCCGCTACACAGGCGGAGACGGCCGCCAAAACAGCGGAAATCCTGCGAACCATGGACGGGAGGCTTTCCGCCCTGGAACATCAGAGAGGAGGCCGTAGCGGTGAATAAGCTGCTGAACCCTTCCGTTCTTTTGCCGCTGATGGGGTGCGTGATGGCCGGCGTTTTTGCCGCATTCGGTGAAATGGAGGCAAGCGTTGTCGCGTTCTGTTTCCCCATTGCGTGCATGGTGATCCTCCGATGTGCGGAATACTGACCAACTGTAAAGTTTTTCTTACAAGTTCCAACTATTTAACAATTAAATAATTATATGATTATCAAAGAATATCAGGAATTCAAACCCGTTCAGCGAGCCCTGGGGCTGAAAGCGGATGGTTTGCCGGGGCCTAAAACGCTGGCCGCCGTAGCTCTGAAATTGCGCTGTCATGAAATATGGTCCGCGGTCCAGGCCGCCGTGAACGTGACGCCTGACGGCATCCCCGGCCCTGCCACGGCCCGCGGCATTGCCGCCGCCCTGGACATTGCCCTGCCCCGGTCTTGGCCTGACCAGGCAACCGTCCGGGCCGGTCTTTCCATTTTTGGGCGGCCAGGGGACGAAAACAACCTTGTTTCTATTGTCCCCCCTTATCCTTTATATTATGAGGGAAGGCCCGTGAAAACGATCCGCGTGCATCAGGCGATCGCACAGGACGTTCAGGCGGCCCTGGCGGAAGTCCTGGCCGCGTATGGCCTGGACCGGATCCGCGCGCTTCACCTGGACCAGTATGGAGGTTCCTACAATGACCGCAGCACGGCCACCGGCAAAAGCAAGAGCATGCACGCCTGGGGGATTGCCCTGGACTTTGACCCGGCACGGAACAGTTATTCCTGCAAAGCCCCCCATGCCGGGCTTTCCCGCCCGGAGTGTGAAGAGTGGTGGCGGATATGGGAAGCCCATGGGGCCGTTTCTCTGGGCCGTGAACGGAATTATGACTGGATGCACCTTCAGTTCGCCCGCCTGTAAACGCTGGCAAAAAGAAAGGCGCCCCCGTTTGGAGGGCGCCTTTTTTGTTACTTGGTTAAGACGGCTTCCGGATTGCGTTCCAGGACTTCCAGGAGCTTGGCCGCCGCTCCTGATGGAGTGCGTTGCCCGCTTTCCCATTTTTTCAGGGTGGATGGGGATGTTCCCAGGAGAGCGGCAAATTCTTTCTGGCCCATGTCCAGGTTTTGCCGTAATTTAGCTACCTTGTTTTTCACAATCCAGTTCCGGCGGCTTCCGGGAGCAAAAACTAGTACCCGTACCCCCCGGACCGGTTCTTCACTCAAGGATTCCAGGGCCATTTCTTCACATTCGTCAAGATTGCGGTTTACTTCTTCCGCAGTAGTCCCGTGGGTGCAATGCCCGAACAGGAGTTCAGGGAGGCTTCCTAGATAAAGCTGGTCTTCTTCAGACCATTCAATAACGCGCGTATAATGAGTTTTATTTTTCATGCTTCTTGTTCTTTCTTTCCTGATTACAGAGTTTTTCAACGTCCTTTTCTTGGTAACGCTGGGCGTCTTGTCCCAGCTTGCCGGAAACGGTGTAAAGCAAACCGCCCTTTTTGTACTGGCGATGATCACCCCGGCAACGGTCAAGGGTAAATCCTGCCTTTTCAAGCATTTTGATTAACTCCCGTATCTTCTTTGGCATGAGTACAAATTAGCACATTGGGTACTTTTCAGCAAGAGAAAAAAGCCCCATTGTGTCTTTTTTTTATTTTCCACGCAAAAAATCCCCGGCTGGGCGAACCAAGCCGGAAAAATGAATGTCTCCAATCATGTTTCCGTTTTCATCAATAATCCAGAGATGGGGCGAAAAGCAACGGGCCTTTTCAGTCATGATGTATTCAGCAATCCATTCAACGGCATCATTAAGGGAGGCGTGAGTTTTAGCCGGGTCCGCAGGTGGTGGTTGTGTAGGAGTATTCCTTCATTGTTTTGTTCTTTCAGTTTATTGTTATGATTCTTTGGGATTAGTTAATCAATAATCAACTCCCCATTCTGTTGCATGGACTCCACGAGCGAACACACCGTCAATCCACTCTTCGCCTTCGTCTTCGTTGTAGTAGTTTTGGTAAATGCTTACGGGGGATTCCGATATGGCAGTTTTTATGACTTTCATAACTCGGTCAATCTCCGCCTGATCCTCCGCATCGCACGGGTCATAGTAAGACACATTGAGGCGCTCTCCAGATGGTTTGGAGGGGCGTTCATCGCACCCTCCTTCTTCGTCGATCCAGTAATGGATGAAGGAGGACACTACAGGGCTGGAGGTTACCTGGGATTCCAGGGCGGAATAAATTTTTTGCAGTTCGGTTTCCATGATCTTGTTCTTTCAGATGTCGCCCTCCGGGGCGTGGATTGAAATTTTGCATGTTTAGGGGGTAGCCCCTGGGATGTTGGTCAATCCAATTCCTTACAAAAGGCGGCGGCCCGGGGAGGGCGCCGCGGTTTTGTGGGGGGGGGCTGTTGGGGGGGGGC